TTGATGCCTGGTATGACTGTTCCAGCCTGGCTGACTTTCCCGCGAATATGTTTGACACAACGGGAACCCTTATTTCTAATGCGTTTCGACAGTCTTGGTCCATCTGTGCCCTCACCGCACAATCAATTGAGAACATCCTTGTCTCACTAGATACTAACGGTGCTACTGGTATCACACTGGGCATCAATGGTGGCACTAACGCCGCCAAGACCACTTGGTCCGCTGCTGCCGTCACTGCCTACGACAACCTAATCGTAAAAGGTTGGACTATTTCCTTTAACGCTTAAATACTATGGGACCATTTACCGAAACAAAATGGATCGTTTGCCACGGTCCTGATGTTGTCCACTTCTCGGAGCTACCTATTGGCAGCTCTATGATGACTGGACAGCCTAACTGTGAACACTTTGATACTGAGGAGGAAGGTTTGGTCCGTGCTGTAGAGCTGGGTTACGATCCTCCTGTTGAAGAAGATCCTTTACTTACAATTAAACAATAACTATGTATTGCTCCGATTCCCAGATAGGGATACCTTTGTAGCAGCCTATGGAACCCTTGGATGTCTCTCTGATCCCTCTGAGGAATCCCCTGATGCTGTTGTTATCCCTTACACGCATGATAGAGCCATTGATGAAGAATTAATCGACCTAACAAAGTAAACATGGAAAACGAAGAACTAGAATTTTTACCAGCACCAGGGCCATTCTTTCGGTTTGATAATGAAGCAGAGTGGTTAACTGCTGCTCATGCTGCAGGATTTATGATCACTGTTACTGATGAAGAAGGTAATGAAACAGAGCATCTACAGGCGTATACCCACGCCCACTCCATTGATGTCGTTGGCATCATTACCGTTGGTGGTGAGTGGGATGATGAAGGTAATGAACTTGTAGCACCAACTGTTCTTACTGGATGGCACGTTAATTATCAAGGAGACCTTCCAGAGGGATGGGAATCTTATGAGGTTAAACCATCAAGTCCACATAGAGTGTTTGCATAACTAAATATTTATTAAAAAGTATAGATAAAATGAAACTCATCACAGAAGAAATTTCAAACGTAAAGATTATTACCGAAGGTAAAGGTTCCAATAAGAAACTTTATATTGAAGGTGTTTTCCTTCAAGCAGACCTTAAAAATCGTAATGGAAGAATGTATCCTATGGATACTCTTTCAAGAGAAGTAAAACGTTATTGTGAAACTTTTCTTAATAAAGGTCGTGCTCTTGGAGAACTTGGTCATCCTGATGGACCTACCGTAAATCTTGACCGTGTTTCTCATAAGATTACTTCACTCACTCAAGAGGGTAGTAATTTTAGAGGTAAGGCACAAATCCTCAATACTCCTATGGGTAAAATTGCATCTTCACTTTTAGATGAAGGTGTGATGCTTGGAGTTTCTTCTCGTGGTGTTGGTTCTTTGAAAGAAGACCGTGGTGGTATAAAAGTTGTTGGTGAAGATTTCATGTTAGCAACTGCTGCTGATATCGTTGCCGACCCTTCTGCACCTGATGCATTTGTATCAGGAATTATGGAAGGAAAATCGTGGATTTGGGAAGGAGGAATTCTTCGTGAGCAACTTGCAGAAAAAACTCAGAAGAGAATTAACACTCTTGTTGATCAAAGAACTCTCGATGAACATAAGTTAAACTTGTTCAATGAATTCTTATCAAATCTTTAAATTATAAATAAATATATTAGTATAAAAAATCTAATAAAATCAAATGTCCGTTGGTAGCAATTTACAAGAAATGGAAAACGTAGTAACTAAAGGAGCTGCTGCATCTGAGGCAATGCCAAAATCCGGAAGCAATGCTTCCGGTGTTTTGACCCCTGGTCAAACTGGCAGTTACGAAGATCTCGGTGGTCCTACTCCAGAAGATTATAAAGTAGACGATAACTCTGCTAAATTTGCAGAACCCAAAATCGCAACTGTCAAAGACATTGTGAATAGAGGTGCAAAACCTGCCGAACCCATGCCTAGTGGTATGAAGGAAGAAGATGAAGTTGAAGGAGAGGTTGTCGAAGAGGAAGATGCAACTGCATCTGCTGAAGATTTAGTTTACGAAGAGGAAGTAACTGAAGGAGAATTCATCGAAGCAGAATATGACATTGAAGAAGATGTTGATGCATTGCTTGCCGGTGAAGAACTTTCTGAGGATTTCCAGGAAAAAGCACGTACCATTTTCGAAACTGCTATCAGGACAAAAGTTGCCGAAGTTCAAGAAGAACTGAAAGCGCAATATGAAACAACTCTCGAAGAAGAAGTTACTCTTATTAAAGAAGAACTGACTGATAGAGTTGATGCATACCTTGAGTATGTTGCCGAAGAGTGGATTACTGAAAATCAACTCGCAGTAGAGCAAGGTCTCAAGGCAGAAATGTCAGAATCATTCCTAACTGGAATGAGAAGTCTTTTTGAAGATCATTATGTAAACATCCCTGAAGAAAAATATGATGTAACTACCGCAATGGTAGAAAAATTAGATGAAATGGAATATAAACTCAACGAGCAAATTAAGTCTAATATTGCTCTTAATCAAAGATTAGCTGAGTCGGTTGCTGACGTAATCTTCTCCGAGGTATCCGAAGGTCTTGCACTTTCACAAAAGGATAGACTAGCCAGTCTTGCAGAAAATGTTGAGTTTGATAGTGAAGACAACTATCGTGAGAAACTAGCAACACTGAGAAATTCTTATTTCCCAGAAAATGCTGGTTCTCAAAGAGACAACTCAGAGAATATTTCCGAGAGTTCAGAGTCCATTGCACAACCAGTTACTGGTCTAATGGAATCCTATCTCGATACTCTGACCAGAGTTTCTCAAAAGTGATTTTTTAATTATAAATCAAACTAAAATTTTTAACAAGGTAAATTCAAATGCAAGGTTTCAATGCTGAACACCTTCAGGAGAAGTGGGCACCTATCCTCAACCATGAGGGTCTCGGAGGCATCAATGATGCTCATAAGAGAATGGTTACCGCAGTTCTTCTGGAGAACCAAGAAAAAATGATCAGAGAGGAAAGAGAATTCCTTTCTGAAGCACCTACCAACTCCACCGGAGCTGGCATCGATAACTTCGATCCCGTTCTGATCTCATTGATCAGACGTGCAATGCCTAACCTGGTCGCATATGACCTCGCAGGTGTTCAACCGATGAACGGTCCTACTGGACTGATCTTCGCAATGCGTTCCCGCTTCACGAATCAAAGTGGTGCAGAAGCACTCTTCGACGAAGCAGATACTGGATTCTCTAACAGTGGAATCGGAAGTGCTACTCCATATGTTGCTAATCAGGAAGCAAACGTTGGTTTAGGAATTACTGGTTTACAATCTGCTGGAAGTAATCCTTCCAATCCAGGTCTTCTGAGTCCAACTGCTCAAACCCAAGGTGCTTATGGCGTTGGTCAGGGCATGGATACTGCATTCTCCGAGGATCTTGGAGATGGTCAGGCATTCAACGAGATGGCATTCTCGATTGAGAAAGTCACTGTTACTGCTAAGTCCCGTGCTCTGAAAGCAGAGTATTCTCTGGAACTGGCACAAGACCTCAAAGCAATCCACGGTTTGAATGCTGAGGCAGAACTTGCCAACATTCTCTCCACTGAAATCCTTGCGGAAATCAACAGAGAAGTCATCAGAACCATCTATAAGGTTGCAGAACCCGGTGCTCAGGCAAACGTTGCAACTCAAGGTACTTTTGACCTTGATGTTGACTCCAACGGTCGTTGGTCTGTTGAGAAGTTCAAAGGTCTTATTTTCCAAATCGAGAGAGATGCGAACGCAATCGCACAAAGAACTCGTAGAGGAAAGGGCAACATGATTCTGTGTTCCGCAGATGTTGCTTCCGCACTAACCATGGCTGGTGTACTTGATTACACCCCTGCACTCAATGCAAACCTGAACGTTGATGACACTGGTAACACCTTCGCAGGTGTTCTTGCTGGTAAGTATAAGGTCTATATTGATCCTTATTCTGCAAACGTTTCTGCTGATCAGTACTATGTTGCTGGTTATAAGGGTTCTTCACCTTATGACGCAGGTCTGTTCTATTGCCCTTACGTTCCTCTTCAGATGGTTCGTGCAGTTGGAGAGAACACCTTCCAGCCCAAGATCGGATTCAAGACTCGTTACGGTATTGTTTCCAACCCATTTGCTGATGGTGCAAGAACCGGAGAAGTTAACGACTCCGGTAGACTCCAAACTAACAACAACCGTTACTACAGAAGAGTCAAAGTTCAAAACTTGATGTGATCGCAATCACATATTTCTCACAGAGACCCGAAAGGGTCTCTTTTTTTATCTAAATAAAAATAAAAATGACTTGCAATTTTCCCAACCAAATAAACAATAGGAACTTCCTATCTCCGGTTGGTTTTAAGTTTACATTAGCAAAAGAAAAAAAAGTTTCTTTTTTTGCAAATTCTGCTAGAATTCCTGAAATCAATCTTGGAACTGCAACACAACCATCTTATCTTAAGAATATTGATATCCCTGGAGATAAGTTATCTTATGGAGATTTTTCTCTAAGTTTTCTAGTTGACGAAAACTTAGAGAATTACATGGCAATTCATAACTGGTTGACTGGTTTGGGTTATCCAGAAACAACTCAACAATTTAAAGATTTAACAACCGATGATAATGATTTAAGAGATTTAAATAGACAATTCAGTGATGGTAGTCTTCACATTTTAAATAGTAATTTCAATGATATTGCTATTGTTAAATTTAAAGATTTATTTCCGATATATTTGACTTCTCTCGAATTTAAAGCAAGTGATACTGATATCAATTACTTTACAGCAGAGGCAACTTTCAAGTATACTGTATATAATATACTAGCTGCTGATAACAGAACACCCTTATGAATCTTGACCAAATTCAGGAGATGTGGGAAAAAGATTCCCAGATTGACCCCGACAACCTCCACGACGAAAGTTTGAAAATTCCACAACTCCATTCAAAATATTATACTTTATATAATACCATCACTCTTTTGAGAGAGAAAGCAAGAGGAACTTATAATCGAGTAAGATTGGAAAGATATAACTACTACACAGGAAAGGCAACAGCAGAGGTTTATGCCGAAGAACCATTCCCATACAAAGTTAGAGATAAAGAGGCATTACAGAGGTATATGGATGCCGATGAGAAGTTAAATACTATTGACCTCAAAGTTCGTTATTACGATGTGATGCTCAAGTTCTTAGAAGAGATTATCAAGACAGTTTCGAATAGAACTTTTCAAATTAAGAACTCAATCGATTGGCACAAATTCCAAGCAGGTTTTAACTAATGGACGACGAATATTATTCTATCGAATTAAATATTAGAGGAATTAGACTTATTCATGAAGGTCTTCGACAGGCAGTTCAAAAATGGTCGGGAGGAGATCCTGAAGAACAAGAGAACTTAATTGCGATGAGAGATAATTTTTATAGACTTATTTTAGAAAATCAGTTTGACAACATGAACTAAATACTCATAGGTGAACCTATGAGTTATGTCTCATTTGATTATATCAAAAAAGAATGAAGTATATTTACAAGTAAAAGCAGAACCTCATATTTATTATGAACTGAGAGACGCATTCCAATTTGAAGTTCCCAATGCAAAATTTTCACCAGCATATAAAAATAAATGGTGGGATGGACGAATTTATTTGTTTAATACTCAGACCGGAGAGATTTACGTTGGGTTGTTGGATAAGATTACAAAGTTTTGTGATGACCACGGATATACTTATGAGTTTGTAGATAATAAGTATTATGGTCTTCCTTTTGAGTCGAATGACTTTATCTCAAAGGAAGGTGTAAAAGATTATATGAATGCTATTTGTAAGTATTCTCCGAGAGATTATCAAGTTGAGGGAGTATACGACGCTTTAAAACATAATAGAAAGTTGTTGATATCCCCAACTGCTTCTGGAAAGTCTCTGATGATATATTCTCTTGTGAGATATTACGTTGAGAAGAAACAAAATATTCTGATAGTCGTTCCGACGACTTCGCTAGTAGAGCAGATGTATAAAGACTTTGCAGACTATGGTTGGGATGTAGGTTCATACTGCCACAAGATATATGCGGGGAAGGAAAGAGAAACGGATTCTCAAGTCATTATTACTACTTGGCAGTCTATCTACAAACTTCCCCGCAAATACTTTGAACGTTTTAATGTAGTTATCGGAGACGAGGCACACCAGTTTAAATCAAAGTCATTAATATCTATAATGTCTAAACTTGCTGATGCAAAATATCGTTTTGGTTTTACTGGAACACTTGATGGAACACAAACTCATAAATGGGTTCTTGAGGGATTGTTTGGTGCTTCGTATAAAATCATTCGTACCGAAGAGTTAATGGCGAAGGGTCATGTTGCTAAACTGGATATCAATGTACTTCTACTGAAGCACCCAGCACATAAATTTGAAAACTTTGAAGAAGAAGTTCAATATATTATCAATCATGAACGTAGAAATAAGTTCATAAGAAATCTTGCACTAGATCTTAAAGGTAATACTTTGGTTCTTTTTGCGAGAGTTGAGGGTCATGGTGAGCCACTATATCACATGATAAATAATAATACGGTTGATGAAAGGCAAGTATTTTTCGTTCATGGTGGAGTAGATACAAAGGATCGAGAAAAAGTAAGGGAGATTACTGAACAAGAGAATAATGCAATTATTGTTGCATCATATGGAACATTCAGTACAGGAATTAATATCAAAAATCTCCACAATGTCATTTTTGCTTCTCCATCCAAATCTAGAATTCGGAATCTCCAGTCTATTGGAAGGGTGCTTAGGAAAGGTAATAACAAGACCAAGGCAACTCTCTATGACATTGCTGACGACATATCCTACAAATCCAGGAGAAACTATACACTTAATCATCTAATCGAAAGAATTAAAGTTTATAACGAAGAAAATTTTAATTACGATATTGTAAACATACCGATAAAGAACTAATGGGAGATGAATTTTACGCAATTATAAAACTAGTATCTGGTGAAGAAGTACTGTCACTTATTTCTATTGATGAGAATGATGGTGATCCTTTGATTGTGATGCAGAATCCAATTACAATGAAACTTCTACATTCTCAACATGGAATGCATGTTAAAGTTAAATCATGGATGGAATTAGCATCTGATGATTTCTTTATTGTAAGACCTGATAAAATTCTTACCATGACAGAAACTCGTGATAAAAGAATGATTGAGATATATACAAACTATATTGAAGATGAAGATGATATGGACGTTTATAAACCTCAATCTTCCTCTATTGAAAAACCTAAAGGTGTTGTTAAACCTTCTAGAAAGATGGGATACTTATCAACGGTAGAAGAAGCAAGAAAGTCTCTAGAGAATATCTTTAAACTTGAAGATACTAAAGAAAGCTAAGCCCCTCTCTTCAACCCTAACAAAGGTATTCTACTCATAATCGAGAGTTCTGTCAAGCCCCCTTAAAAGTGTGGTATAATTAAGAGAACTTATACTTAAAAGAGTAATGGATTATGCCCAAGAAGAAATCAGAACATTATGTAAACAATAAAGAGTTATTGGAGGCAATGATTGTCTATCGAACCAAGGTAGAAAAATCATACATGAAGACTTTCAATAAAGATCTCACTGAGTTTCCGAAACAGGAAAGAGGAAAAAAATGGGAAGGTAAACCACGTATTCCAGACTATCTTGGTGAGTGTTTTCTTAAGATTGCGACACACCTCTCATACAAACCCAACTTTGTGAACTATATGTTCCGTGAAGATATGATTTCTGATGGGATAGAAAATTGCGTTCAATACATTCATAATTTCGACCCAGCAAGGTCTACGAACCCTTTCGCATATTTTACCCAGATTATACATTATGCCTTTCTGAGACGCATACAGAAGGAGAAGAAGCAGTTGGAAATTAAAACTAAGATTATTGAGAAGACTGGATTTGATGAAGTAATGGTTATTGACGATAGCTTGCTTTCTGGGCATAGTTCAGAGTACAACTCTATCAAAGATGCAATTCAATATAAGAATAGGTAGAGCACCAAAGTGTATAAATAACTATAACACTATGGAGCACTATGCCGAACCAATATTCTGGAGTTGGAAGACAAAATAGATTACAGGCAATAGAAGAAGGTAAAAAAACTTATATTGGTTCTACTGCCTGTAAACATTGTGGTAGTTGTGAAAAATATGTTTCTAACTCGTCTTGTGCTCCTTGTGCCGTAGAAAATGGTCTGAAGAAACTTAACGATAATGAGTTGATGAAACCTTATAGGACTAAGGAGAAAACCAAAAAAAGATTGGATATATGGAGAGAAGAAAATCCTGAAAAATATCAAAACCAATATAAAAATGATATTGCCAGACAAAAATCTAAAGAATACTATCATAACAATAAGGAAAATG